CGGGCATTGACGACGCCATCTGGTCGGTGGCGGCGGGGTTCTTTACCGAGAACACGCCCAACCGCTTCTGGCTGGCGTTCTCCAACCCGCGCCGCAACAGCGGGTACTTCTACGAGTGCTTCAACTCCAAACGGGATTTTTGGCGCAACAAGATCGTGGACGCCCGGTCGGTCGAAGGGACCGACAAACAGGTCTACCAGCAGATCATCGACGAGTACGGCGCGGATAGCAGCCAGGCGCATGTCGAAGTGTACGGGCAATTCCCGAACGCTTCGGATGACCAGTTCATCGGATCGTTGACCGTGGACGAGGCGATGAAACGCGAGCGGTGGAAAGACCAGTCGGCACCCATCGTGATTGGCGTGGACCCGGCGCGGTTTGGGTCCGACTCGACGGTCATCGCCGTGCGGCAGGGCCGCGACATCATCGCGATCAAGCGGCACAAGGGCGACGACACCATGGAGACCGTGGGACGGGTCATAGAGGCCATTGAGGAGTTCAAGCCCACCATGGTCGTCGTGGACGAGGGCGGGTTGGGAGCGGGCGTCGTAGACCGGCTCAAGGAGCAACGGTACAAGATCAGGGGCGTGAACTTCGGGTCCAAGTCGAAGAACCCGCTCATGTGGGGCAACAAGCGTGCAGAGATGTGGGGGGAGATGCGCGAATGGTTGAAGACGGCAAGCATCCCGACCGACCGCTACCTGAAGAGCGACCTGATTGGACCCCTTATGAAGCCGGATTCAAGAGGGACGATCTTCCTCGAAAGCAAAAAAGATATGAAGTTGAGGGGGCTTGCCTCGCCCGACGCCGCCGACGCCATAGCGGTTACGTTCGCGTTTCCCGTTGCTCACCGCGAAATGGTTGACCGCAACCCGCGCAGAGGGTACTCTGCCGCTGGAATACCTACCTCATGGATGGGAGCCTGACATGGCTAACTCAAAATCAATTGGCGTTGCGTTTCTGGACCAGAACATCGTTGGCGCGGACACGCTGTACGCTGATGGCGAGATTGGTTATACCGCCGCCGCGCAGGGCGCGGTCACGCAGGCTACCGACAAGACCACGGGCGTAACGCTCAACAAGTCGATGGGCCGCATCACCATGAGCAACGCGGCGCTGTCGGGCAACACGGCGGTGTCGTTTACACTGACGAACTCGCTGCTGAGCGCCAAAGACGTGATCGTTGTGTGCGTCAGCGGCGGCGGGACGGCAGCGGCCTACTCGGCGTATGTGTCCAGCATGACCTCCGGTTCGGCGGTTATTACGCTGCGCAACTTGACGGGTACATCGTACTCGGAAGCGGTTATCGTTAACTTTGCGATCATCCACGGCGCTCCGTAACATGCCGCTGGTCAAATCTGCATCCAAAAACGCCTTCCGCAGCAACATCAAAGCGGAAGTGGCAGCGGGTAAACCCGTAAAACAGGCGGTTGCCATCGCGTATTCGACCAAGCGCGCGGCAGCAGCCCCAAAAGCAAAGCCTATGGCTAAAAAGGGCAAATAATGGCCGCGAACGACGTAGAAGCCGCCGGTAAGGTCTCCGAAGCTGACGACCACGACCGTCTGGCTACGATGCGTTCGCGGTTCACCATGGCTGTTTCGGCGTACTCCGAAAGCCGTGAAGACGAGTTGGACGATCTGCGCTTCATGGCCGGATCGCCCGACAACCAGTGGCAGTGGCCCGCCGACGTGCTGGCAACCCGTGGCTCCGTACAGGGCCAGACGATCAACGCGCGGCCGTGCTTGACGATCAACAAGCTGCCGCAGCACGTCCGTCAGGTAACGAACGAGCAGCGGCAGAACCGCCCAACTGGCAAGGTCATCCCGGCGGACGACAAGGCCGACGTGGAGGTTGCCGAAATCTTTGATGGCATGGTGCGGCACATTGAGTACATCTCAGACGCCGACGTGGCTTACGACACGGCTTGCGACAACCAGGTCACGTATGGCGAGGGCTACATCCGCATCCTGACGGAATACTGCCGCGACGACAGCTTCGATCAGGACTTGAAAATTGGCCGCGTCCGCAACGCTTTTTCGGTCTACATGGACCCCACCATGCAAGACCCGTGCGGGTCTGACGCCAAATGGTGCTTCCTGACCGAAGACATGACCAAAGACGAATACGAGCGCATGTTCCCCGATGCCTCGCCGGTCAGCTCTATGATGACGCAGGGCGTAGGCGACCAGTCGCTCGCGCAGTGGTTGACCGAAGACACCGTCCGCATCGCGGAATACTTCTATTACGATTATAAAACCGTCAAATTGAACCTCTACCCCGGTAATTTGACGGCGGTTGACAATTCTCCGCAGGACAAGCAGCTCAAATTGATGTTTCAAAAGCCGTTGCGGAGTCGCGACGTTCACCAGAAACAGGTCAAGTGGGTCAAGACCAACGGTTTTGAAATTCTGGAAGAGCAGGATTGGGCGGGCAAGTGGATTCCCGTGATCCGCGTCGTTGGCAACGAATGGGAAGTTGACGGACGGCTGTACGTGTCCGGTCTGGTGCGCAACGCCAAGGACGCGCAGCGCATGTACAACTATTGGGTCAGCCAAGAGGCCGAAATGCTGGCGCTGGCTCCCAAAGCGCCGTTTATTGGTTACGGCGGGCAGTTTGAAGGCTACGAACAGCAGTGGAAGACGGCCAACACTAATAACTGGCCGTATTTGGAGGTCAATCCTGATGTCACAGATGGCGCAGGATCGGCTTTACCGCTGCCGCAGCGTGCTGCACCGCCGCTCGCTCAGACTGGCCTCATACAGGCTAAAATGGGGGCTTCTGACGACATCAAAGCCACCACGGGCCAGTACGACAGTTCGCTTGGCGCGACCAGCAACGAACGCTCTGGCCGGGCAATTTTGGCTCGTGAAAAACAAGGCGATACGGGTACATATCACTACGTAGACAACCTTTCGCGGGCTATTCGGCACGTCACCCGTCAACTTGTTGACATGATTCCGAAGATTTACGACACCGAACGAATTGCGCGCATTGTTGGCCTCGACGGCGAGGTCGGCATGGTCAAGATCAACCCGCAGCAGCCCGAACCCGTCAAATCCATCGTGGATCAAACGGGTATTGTGATGGAAAAAGTCTATAACCCGTCTGTCGGCACATACGACGTGTGCGTTACGACTGGGCCTGGCTACATGACCAAGCGCCAAGAAGCGCTGGACGCCATGTCCATGCTGTTGCAGTCCAACCCGGACCTTTGGAGCGTTGCTGGCGACCTGTTCATCAAGAATATGGACTGGCCGGGCGCGCAGGAGATGGCTAAGCGGTTTGCCAAGATCATTGACCCGAAGGTCATGGATGGCGAAGACCAGTCGCCCGAGATGCAGCACGCCAAGCAGCAGATGGAGGCCATGACGCAGCACATGCAGCAGATGGAAGGCATGTTGCAGCGCGTGCAGCAGTCGATGGAAGCGCAGGATTTGGACATTAAGCGGTTTGATTCGCAAGTGAAGGCATACGACGCCGAAACCAAGCGAATTTCGGCGGTTCAAGCTTCGATGTCTGAAGAGCAGATTCACGACATCGTTATGGGAACCATCCACGCCGCGATTGACACGGGCGATCTGGTCAGCGGAATGCCGTCACGTGACCAGCTGGAACAGAATGAAATGGGCGAAGCGCCTCCGCAGCCCGAAATGATGGGACAAGGCCAATGAAAGCCGCTGACTTCATAGGTTGCATGTTTTTGGCGCGGGATGTGGCCCATTCCGTCCATTTGAACACCCGCAGTTTTGCCAAACACATGGCATTAAACACGTTTTACGACGAAATTGTCGGTTTGGCCGACACTTTTGCTGAAACGTACCAAGGGCGGCACGGGCTAGTTGGTCCGATCACGTTGCACTCGGCCAAAAAGACATCTAACATCGTTGAGTTCTTGACCGACAATTTGGCTGAGCTTGAAGACGCTCGCTATAAGGTCTGCGACAAAGACGAGACGGCAATCCAGAACATCATTGACGAGATCGTTGGTTTGTACCTGACGACCTTGTACAAACTTCGCTTCTTGGCGTGAGGTAAGAAAAATGCCTACAGCATCTTACGTTAAATATACCGCCGCCATTGAACCGCTCTTTGAGGGCATCAATTCAGGCAGCGACGCGTGGAAAGTGGCGCTGGCGTCCACGGTCAACATCGCAGATACGACGTTTACGGCAGGCACTACGGACTTGGCGACCGGCGGCGGCTACACGGCTGGCGGCAACGCGGCAAGCACCACGTCTGCGTCACAGACCTCGGGAACGTACAAGCTGGTTCTTGCCAGCCCTTCAACGTGGACAGCCACGGGCGCCGGGTTTACGTTCAGATATGCTATCCTTTGGGACAGCACGACCAACACGCCGGTAGCCTATTGGGATTACGGTTCCAGCCAGGCGGTTGCTGCTGGCGAAACGGTTACTGTGACTCTTGACGCCACCAATGGCGTGTTCCAGGCTTCGTAACGGCGGGGTAGGGAAAGAATATGATTCAGATCATCTTTGAGCGGGGCGAAGACCCGTATCGCTTCTGTGACGCGATCTACCTTCCTGATGATCACACATTCACGGATGCTCAGATTGAACAGATGAAGGATGACCGCTACAACAAATGGTATGATTTGGTGACCAACCCGCCGCCGCCGGTTGAAGAGCCAGCGTCCGTTGTGCCGTTTATCAACCCAGATGATTACGTCGATGTGAACGGTGTGCGTTACTATAAGCCTGCGGAGTAAGCGGTATGGCAACGCGCTACTGGGTTGGTGGGGCCGGTAACTGGTCAAGCACGACTAAATGGTCTGCCACATCTGGCGGCGGGTCTGGCGCGTCGGTGCCAATTTCGACGGATGACGTTTTTTTTGACGCCAACTCTGGGTTAACCGGCCTTATTGCCACTGTTGACACCGCGCAAACGTGCGCTTCACTTACACTGTCCCCCGGCAGCACAGCCGGGCTTTATACGATAGTAATTGCGTCCAGCTTGACCGTTACTGGTGCATTCTCAATGTCTGGAACTGCGGGCAACCGCAGATATTTGATCTCCAGCTCGACATACGGTATTGCGACCAACTTTGTCGTTGGCTCGGCATCCGGTTTGTCTGACGTAGATTTTCGCGATTTGCTTGTGACGGGCGCTGCGGCCCCCTTGTCTGGAACGCGCATTGGCAATCTGCAAGGCGTCACTGGCGTTACGTTTTCCGCACCAAAAAACGTTTACCGAGTTGGTGGTGGAACACTAAACTGGTCCGCACTTGGTTGGGCGCCCACGTCTGGCGGAACAGCAGACGCCAATAGTTTTCCTTTGGCTCAAGACACGGCTGTTTTTGATAGCTCATCAGGCGCTACCTTAACATCTACATTTAATACGGCCATACCATACACGGGTTCGATTGATATGTCGGCCCGCACAACCGCGATGACGATTGCCGCGACAGCTGCGTTTACGATATATGGCAACTGGATTAATAGCACCAGTACTGTAATTTCCGGTACAGGTATCACGACGTTTGCTAATCGCACGGCGCAAAGCATCACAAGTGCGACAAAAGCTTTTACCCAGCCAATCACTATTGACAGTTTTGGCGGAACCGTCAGCCTTACCGATGCGTTAAATATTGGCACCAACACTCTGACCGTCACCAACGGCACGTTTAACACAAACGGTTTTACCGTAACCGCCCTCACTTTATCTTCAAGCAACAGCAATGTGCGCGCCATCAATCTTGGGGCAAGCACGATCAATCTGTCAAACACCTTCAACGCCGTTGATTTTACAACGTCAACCAATTTGACGTTTAACGCTGGCACGTCGTCAATTGTTCTGTCTGGCGGTTCAACCGCCAATATATTTAGCGGTGGTGGAAATACGTTTTACAACGTAACACTTACGGATACTGGTAACGGGGGTGTACCCGCAATATCCGGCACAAATACTTTTAATAATTTTACGATGACCGCTCCTGCTGCAACGGGGCTTATCTCTCTGCGCCTTTCGGCCAATCAAACCGTTAACGGAACATTAACTGTTGCGGGCGCTACAGCAATACGCCGGATGTTCTTGCGCTCAGATACGATTGGCACTCAGCGGACAATTTCCGTTGGCACGTTATCCGCGCAAGATTGTGATTTCAGAGACATTGCAGTTACTGGCGCTGCTGCTCCTTACGACGCTTCCCTGTTGCGCGTAGGTGATTGCGGTGGCAATTCCGGCGTCACATTCGCCGCTGGCGTACCCAAATACTGGAACCTCGGCGGAACAACTGTAAACTGGTCTGCTACGGGGTGGGCAACATCAAGCGGCGGCACACCTGCCGTAAACAATTTTCCATTGGCGCAAGATACCGCGACTTTTAATACGGCTGGAACTGTACCTTCTACCAATCTGGTAATGGATGCGGCTTGGAACGTCGGGACGTTTAACGCTTCGGCGCGCACCACGGCCATGCCGTTTTCAGCAGGCACCGCTGGAATATCGGTCTATGGAAACTGGTTGTTTGGCACTGGGGTCACGGTTGCTAGTACGACCGGAACAATTACATTTTCTGGGCGCGGTACTCAGAATATCACAAGCAATGCTATTACTTTTAACTGCCCCGTCACCATAAACTCAAGCACTGGCACTGTGCAACTTGTAGACGGACTGACGTTATCTTCCGCGCGCACTTTGACGATTACATCCGGCACGTTTGACGCTGTTACTTTCCCTGTGTCAACGGGTATCGCTACCCTATCTGGCGGCACTCAAAAAATGGGGTCCGGCACCTGGACCCTATCTGGGACAGGGGTAACTGTTTGGACCCAAAATGGCGGAACTTTTTTAAAAGGCACCGCTAACATCGTTTTGTCAGACCAGACTACGGGCGCCCGCACTTTTGCTGGCGGCGGGCAAACATACAACACGCTGACCATCGGTGGGGCAACTGGCGTCAGCACACTGACAATTACAGGCAACAATCAGTTCGCAACACTGGCGTCCACCAAAACAGTGGCGCACACAATTGCGCTTGGAACGACAACGCAAACATTCGGTTCGTGGACCGTCACCGGCACTGTTGGTAACGTGGTAACCGTTACTGGCGGGGCAACCCTTACAATCGTGGGTTCAAGAGTTTCTGGCGTCGACTATCTGGCAATGGGTACGGCGATAAATAACAGTTTATCGACGGGTGAGTTCTACGCTGGCGCAAATTCTACCGGAACCGGCAATCGTATTATTTTAACAGCCGCCCCAACTCCCGTTACCCGCTATTGGGTTGGCGGCACCGGCACTTGGGATGCATCAACCACAACGAACTGGTCGGCGTCTTCTGGTGGGGCCGGGGGAGCCTCAGTTCCGACATCTGCGGACGCCGTGGTTTTTGACACACTGTCAAATGCGACAGCGTACACGGTCACATGCACGGCCACACAGTTGCGCTGCGCTGCCTTGACGATGGCGGGGCCGCTGACAGGCAACGTTACATGGGCGGGGACTGCGCCGCTGGCTATTCACGGCAACGTGTCGCTTTCGGCTACCGGCATCACCCGCACTTATACCGGCACAATCACTTTGTCTGGTTCGACTACGGGCCGAACCTTTACGACAAATAACGTTTCCCTTGCCAGCCCAATAGATGTTAACGGGGTAGGTTGCGGATGGTCTTTGGGCAGCGCGTTAACGCTTGGTACGACAAACAATATTTCTCTTACAAATGGCAGTTTTGACACCGCCAATTTCAATTGTTTTATCGGAAGATTTTCTACGTCTTCACTCGTAAACAACATATCTTTGTCTTTAGGTTCGTCAATAATTACGGAGCAATCTAATGGTTTTGCGTGTTCAGGTGTAAATTTTACTTTTAACGCCGGAACTTCGACAATCAATAACTCAGAAACCAGCGCGGCGAGCATAAACGGAACGCAACCGCTTACGTTTTATAATTACAATTTTACAGGTGCCAATTTAATACAAGCAACTATTAACGGCGCGCACACGTTTAATAATCTTTCTTTTGCGGGACGAACGGCAATCGGCGTAACGACTATTTTATTTGCTTCCAATTTAACAATAACTGGAACCTTGACCTTTTCAGCTGGCACAAACGCCACAATGCGTTTATCTGCGCAATCTACCACTATTGCCACTTCGCGCACGTTAACTTGCGCTGCGGTTTCTGGCACCGACGTTGACTTCCGCGACATCACCATTGCTGGCGCGGCGGCTCCAATCAGCGGGCTACGTTTTGGCGACTGCAAGGGTAACAGCGGCATCACATTTGACGCGGGCGTACCCAAATATTGGAACCTTGCTGGTGGCGGCAACTGGTCTTCTGTCGGGTGGGCAACTTCAAGCGGCGGCACCCCCGCCGTAAACAACTTTCCGCTGGCTCAGGACACGGCTACTTTTGAGTCTACTGGGCTTAACTCTGGCGCGACCATCACCGTTGACGCAGGGTTTGCTATTGGGACGATTGACATGTCGGCCCGCTCCACCAACACAATAATATTGGCGACCGGATCAACAACGCCCTTTATCTATGGCAACTGGATCAACGGCACCGGCACCACGCCAAGCGGCACCGGAATATTGACGTTTACGGGCCGTGGTTCGCAGACCATCACAAGCGCCACCAGAACTTTTACGCAACCAATCACAATCACCACACCCGGTGGCTCCGTGATTTTGGGGGACGCATTCACGACAAGTGCAAGCGTGGCTGGCGCGCTCCAAATTACACAAGGGACTTTTGACGCCAACGGCTATTCTGTAACATTTTCTGGCGCGTCATCCACCGTAACCACCAGCGGAAGTGTGACTAGAACGATTGCAGTTGGGTCTGCAATATGGACCCTCGCGGGGTCTGGTAACGCTTGGAATATCGCGGCATCAACCGGCCTAACTATTACTGGCTCTGGAACAATTCGCTTGTCCAACGCCTCTGCAAAAACGTTTGTTGGCGGCGGCGTATCTTATTCTAACGTTGCCCTCGACCAAGGCGGTGCTGGCGCGTTAACGATCAGCGGCAACAACACGCTGGGGAACATTACAAACAGCTACGGCACGACGGGCGCAACCTCTATTCTTTTGGCTAACACGACGCAAACAGTGAGCCAATTCACTGCTGCCGGAACAGCGACAAGACTTTTGACGATTAGCGGAACCAGCGCGGCTGCGCCTGGAACGCTGATTTACACCGGCAGCGGCAACGTCAACGTTGATTATCTGACCATTAACAACGTGCGAGGCTACCCGCTATGAGCGTTTGGTATGTCGGCACTAACTCTACCAACGGCGGGTCGTTAGGGTTTGTTTTTTCCGCCGCGCCCGGCTCCACGTACCCTCTTACTGCGCTATCGGGGTCGTATGCCGTAACGGGGCAGACGGCTAACATTTCCCGCAATCGGTCGTTGACCGGCTCGTTTGGCTCGTACGCCCTGACTGGGCAAACGGCGGTTGTCACATACACGCCAAGCGGCAATGTGTATGAAATCACGGCGTCCGCAGGGGCATACGCCCTGACCGGGCAGTCGGCCAGCATCTCCCGCAACCGGGCGCTAACCAGCTCGTTTGGCGCATATGCCTTGACCGGGCAGTCGGCCACGCTCGTAAAAGGCCGCGTGTTGCTTAGTTCTTACGGCGTGTACGCCGTTACGGGCCAAGATGCGACCTTGACAAAAAGCAAATTGCTTTCCGCTCAAAACGGAATATACTCTTTGTCAGGGCAATCCGTGAATATCGCATACTCTGGAACGCCGCCGGTTGTTGAGGTATTGCAATACCGGGTTGAAATTCGGTCCTTCACGGAACGCAGGAGAGTTTAGATGGCTGTCAATCTTAAGGCGATTACGTCCAGCTTGGGCTACCAGCAGATCACGTCGCTTAGTTCTGCGGCAAATTTGACTGTTCCGGCCCGTGACAAGCTGGGCAACAAGCAGCAGGCTACTATTGCGCTTATCACGCCCGAGACGCAGGCCGTCCGCTGGCGCGACGATGGCATTGCCCCGACCGCGACGGTTGGTATGCCCCTCGCCGTTGGCGTGACGCTTCAATACGATGGCGATCTGACGAACATCAAGTTCATTGAGCAGACGGCCAGCGCCAAGATCAACATCAGCTATTACGCCTAAAGGACCGGGCCATGATCGTCGCCAATGACATTCCCCAGATGGACTACATCGACTATTTCACACGTCAGCTGCCGCTGAACCTCGCCAGCATGGCGGCGTTGCGTGATGAGCTTGTTATCCGTCAGGGCGCGCTGTCTGCGGCCCAAGACGCGCTTCACGACCGCGAGCTTGCTCGGCAGGAGCTTACGGCTGCTTCGGAAGACCGCATTCAGGCCCGCGTTGACGCGGCTGAAATCATTGCCGCCGCCTTGGCTTTGCGGACGGAAGCCGAAGCAAGAATCGTTGATGCCGACAGAGCTGTCAAAGAGGCCGAAGTCGCAGGAATTGCTGTTGCCAAACGCGAAGCTTCTGTAGAGAAGATCGAAGCCCGGCAGGCCAAGACCGCAGTTGTGCTTGACACACGTGCTGCTGGTATTGAACAAGATACGTTGGCTCTTGAAGCCCGCGTTAAGGCTTTCCAAGCGAAAGTGGCAAGCCTATCTGCTTAAACCGTACTGGTGCGGTACACCAGGTATCCGTGAGGACATATAACATATGAGCGATGAAGCTCTTGAACTACCAGCGGATGATACCGCGCCGGTTGCAGACGCCACGGCGGCTCCTGCACCTGTAGACAACCAGCCGGATGAATCCACGACAGAAGCTTCAAAGTCTTTTACGCAAGAAGAACTTGATGCCATTGTCGGAAAGCGTCTTGCACGCGAACAGCGTAAGTGGGAACGAGAGCAGGCCCAGCGCGTTGCCGACCTTGAGGCTCGTAGAGCCGTATCGGTCACACCGCCCGACGTTAACGATTTTGACAATGCGCAGGCTTACGCGGAAGCGTTGGCTGAACGCAAAGCTCAAGAGATGTTGGCCCGGCGCGAGACAGCAAAGCAGCAGGCTGAGCTTCTGGATGTTTATCACGAAAAGGAAGAGGACGCGCGGACACGCTACGACGACTTTGAACAGGTCGCGTACAATCCAAACCTCCCCGTCACGGACGTGATGGCCCAGACGATCCAGTCTTCGGAAAACGGCCCCGATGTCATCTATTGGCTCGGTTCCAACCCGAAGGAAGCTGGCCGTATCGCTGCCCTTTCGCCTCTTTTGCAAGCGCGAGAGATTGGACGAATTGAAGCCAAATTGGCGGCAAATCCTCCCGTCAAAAAGACCTCAAACGCTCCCGCGCCTATTAACCCGATTGCAAACGCCAGATCGTCTGGAAAGCCGGTTTATGATACCACCGACCCCCGCTCTGTGAAAAACATGAGTACGTCGGAATGGATTGAAGCCGAACGTATGCGTCAGATTAAGAAGCAGGAAGCACAGCGAAACCGCTAGCTTTTGAAAGTGTGCAACCATGGCTAACAGCCTTCTTACTATTGACATGATCACCCGCAAGGCTCTCGAAATCCTTGAGAACAACCTTGTGATCACCCGCAACGTCAACCGCCAGTACGACGATTCGTTCGCCGTTGAAGGCGCTAAGATCGGCTCGACCCTCCGCATCCGCCTGCCCGACCGCGCTCTGGTCACGGACGGCGCTGCGCTTCAGGTTCAGGACGACAACGAACAGTACACGACCCTGACCGTCTCCTCGCAGAAGCACATCGGCGTGAACTTCACGTCCGCTGAGCTGACGATGCAGTTGGACGATTTTGCGGAACGTGTCCTCAAGCCGCGTATCTCGCAGCTCGCGTCCAGCATTGACGCGGATGTCGCCAACTCGTTCCAGACGATTTACAACTCGGTTGGCACGCCTGGCACCGTCCCGTCCACTTCGCTTGTTTTGCTTCAGGCCCAGCAGAAGCTGAACGAGTTTGCTACGCCGATGTCCCCGCGCTACGCGACGGTCAACCCGGCTGCGAACGCTGGCCTCGTTGAAGGCATGAAGGGTCTCTTCAACCCGACCTCGACCATTAGCCGCCAGTTCAAGAACGGCATGATGGGCGAAGGCATCCTTGGCCTTGACGAAGTCAACATGTCCCAGTCGGTCCGTCAGTTCCTGACCGGCTCGGCTGTCCGCACTGACTCGCTGGCCGTCAAGACCACCCTTGCTACGCAGGGCGTCAACACGATCACGTTCAAGTCGGCCACCAATTCCAAGACCATCGTCCCCGGCGATGTCTTCACGATTGCTGGCGTGTATGCGGTCAATCCGCAGACCCGTGAATCGACTGGCTCGCTTCAGCAGTTCGTCGCGACCAACACGGTCACGTCGTCTGGCACTGAATTTGCCAGCGTCACGTTCCTGCCCGCGATCTACACGTCCACGAACGCTCTTGCGACCGTTGACTCGTTCCCTGCGGCTGACGCTGCTGTCACCCTGCTCGGCGCGGCCAGCACCTACTACCCGCAGAACCTTGTGTACCACAAGGACGCGATCTCCTTCGCCACCGCCGACCTTCTGCTTCCGCAGGGTGTCGATATGGCCTCGCGTCAGGTCCACAACGGCATCTCGCTTCGCGTTGTTCGCCAGTACGACATCAACAACGACCGTCTCCCGTGTCGTATTGACGTGCTGTACGGCTACAGCGTGATCCGCCCGTCGATGGCTACCCGCCTCTGGGGCTAACTCAACCGCCCCCGGTTAACGCCGGGGGCTTTTCTTCTTCCGAAAGGATCACATTATGGCTCTTCCTTCAGTTGGTGGTGGCTATCAGTTCACCGATGGCAATATCGCCGAACTTCCGCTTGGCGTTCAGAACGCCCCGCAGACGGCAAGCGGTACGGCTACGCTCACTGCCGCTCAGATTCTGGGCGGTCTTTTGGTTGCTGATCCCAGCACTTCGGCGGCGACTTACACGCTTCCGACCGTTGCGCAGACCGAAGCCGTTCTGACGAACGCCAAGGTCAACAGCTCCGTCATCATCCGCATCGTCAACCTTGGCACGTCCTCGGGCGCGCTGACGATCTCGGCTGGTACGGGCTGGACGCTGGTCGGCTCGGCTACGGTTGCCGTCACGTCTTCGGCGCAGTTCCTTGCCCGCAAGACTGACGTCGGCGCGTGGACTGCTTACCGCATGTCTTAATCTTTTAGGCGGCTCTTCGGAGCCGCCTTTCTCCTTTACGAGAGTTTCATGCACATCTATCTGCAACACCCGGTTCACGGCACCAAGGTCGCCACCATGGACGCCGAAGCGATTTATGATGAAGAGAATGGCTGGACGCGGTATACTCCCGGCGAACAGCCCGTGGAGCGGGTCAACGAACTGGTTTCCAGACGACGCGGGCGTCGTCCTTCGGTTGAGGAAGTAACGGCAGATGACCACGACAGCGGGCGATCAGATTAACGGTGCGCTGCGTCTTCTTGGCGTTCTAGCCGAAGGCGAAACCCCGTCTGCGGCTACGTCGCAAGATGCTTTGACAGCTCTTAACCAGATGATTGATTCGTGGAGCACTGAGCGGCTGTCCACGTTCTCTACGCAGGATCAGGTGTTCAGTTGGCCCCCCGGTGCGATTTCCCGCACGCTTGGCCCGTCTGGCAACTTTGTTGGCAACCGCCCCATCCAGCTGGACGACTCGACATACTTTCGCGACCCGGCCAGCGGCATTTCCTACGGTATCAAGATCATCAACCAGCAGCAGTACGACGGCATTGCCGTCAAGACTGTGACCAGCACCTACCCACAGGTGATCTGGCTGAACATGAACTACCCCGACATCGAGATGTACATCTATCCGGTGCCGACCAAAGTGCTGGAATGGCATTTCATCTCGGTTGACGAGCTGACGCAGCCCGCGCTGCTGTCAACCACGCTGGCGTTCCCGCCAGGCTACCTCCGCGCGTTCCGCTACAATCTGGCGTGCGAAATCGCGCCTGAGTTTGGCATTGAGCCGCCGCCTACGGTGTCGCGCATCGCCATGACATCCAAGCGCAACCTGAAGCGCATCAACAACCCTGAAGACATCATGGCGCTGCCGTACAGCATCGTCGGGACGCGCCAGCGGTTCAATATTTTCGCGGGTAACTACTAATGCAGTCGCCCATCCTTGGCAGCAGCTATGTGACCCGCAGCGTCAACGCTGCGGACAACCGCATGGTTAATCTGTTCCCCGAGATTGTGGCGGAGGGCGGCAAGCAGCCCGCGTTCCTTCAACGCGCGCCAGGTTTGCGTCGGCTGACCACGGTTGGCAACGGTCCCATCCGTGGGCTGCATTCTTATGGGGGCTATGCTTACGTCGCGTCTGGCAATCAACTTTACCGCATGGACCCGTCCTACAACACAACCCTGATCGGGACCATCGCCAACGACGGCCCGGTGTCAATGGCGGACAACGGTACACAGCTTTTCATCGCCTGCAACGGTCCCAGCTACATCTACAACAACAGCACTTTGGCCTATGGGCAGATCACGGACCCAGATTTTGCGGGCGCTGTAACAGTGTCGTATCTGGATGGCTACTTCGTTTTTATTGAGCCAAACAGCCAAAAGGTGTGGGTGACGCAGCTTTTAGACGGCACGTCCATTGACCCGCTGGACTTCGCCAGTGCCGAAGGCGACCCAGACGGCCTTGTGTCGTCCATCGTGGACCATTCGGAAGTTTGGTTGTTCGGCACCAACTCGGTTGAGGTCTGGTACAACGCAGGCAATGCGGCGTTCCCGCTTCAGCGCATCCAAGGCGCGTTTAACGAGATCGGTTGCGCTGCGACGTTCTCGGTTGCCAAGCTGGACAACGGCTTGTTCTGGCTGGGCGCTGACGCGCGCGGCAAAGGCATCGTCTACCGCGCCAACGGCTACACGGGCGTGCGCGTCAGCACGCACGCTGTTGAGTGGCAAATTCAGCAGTACGAAAACATTGCGGACGCCACGGCCTACACCTACCAGCAAGACGGCCACGCCTTCTACGTGCTGTCGTTTCCGTCTGCCAACGCCACTTGGGTCTATGACGTGGCGACGCAGGCGTGGCACGAACGGGCTGGCTTCAACAACGGCGCGTTTACCCGCCAGCGCGCGGCGACGCAGATGTTCTTTAGCGACGAAACCATTGTGGGCGACTACCAGAACGGCAAGCTCTATGCCTACGATCTGGCGCTCTACGCCGACGACGACCAGACGCAGCGGTGGCTGCGCTCGTGGCGGGCGTTGCCCACCGGGCAGAACGACCTGAAGCGTGTGGCTAACCACACTTTGCAGCTTGACTGCGAGACGGGCGTTGGTCTTAACGACGGGCAAGGCAGCGATCCGCAAGTCATGTTGCGCTTTTCGGACGACGGCGGGCATACCTGGAGTCGCGAGCGTTGGTCTTCGATGGGAGCTATTGGCATGTACGGCAAACGTACATTCTGGCGTCGGCTTGGCATGACGCTCAAGCTTCGTGACCGCGTGTACGAAATTTCAGGAACGGACCCTGTGCCGATCTATATCGTCGGCGCAAACCTTATCTTGAGCGGCACCAATGCCTGACGAAAGCCAAATCCCCGCCCCACGCGTCCCCGTGACCGGCAAGGACGGCGGGATTATGACCCGCGAATGGTTTCGGTTCTTCAATTACGTGTACGAGCAAGTCCTGCTGATCACGCCATACGTGCCGCCCGACCCGCCTATCCCGCCTGTTCCGCTCAAATACGGTTCGTTTTACGGGTCTACTAGCCCAACATGGGTTAGCAATACCGCCACGCTTGTGCCTATTGAGAATACAACCCTTAGCAGCGGCGTGACTAATGCTAGTTCGGTCATTACCATTGAAACCGCGGGCGTATACGCATTAACGGCTACGTTGCAGCTGACAACCACGCTTGCGTATTACGACGAAAACGCGGTGTTTTGGCTTCGCGTTAATGGCACTGACGACTCATACAGCGCGCGTCGCATATCTCTGACGCCGTCATATTTCTCGTCCGGTTTCCCTATATACGCCGTGTTGACAATGGATATTCAGCGGCAATTTGCGGCTGGTGATACTTTCTCGCTGTACGGTTTATCGGTTGGCGGGTATGTTCAGCTCATATCTACCGCCGCTAGTGGTTCGCCTGCGTTCCCCGCCGCCCCTAGCGCCACTTTAACAGTGGCCCAAATAGCATAGGAATGACAAATGGCTGCGTATAATCTGTCTTCCTTCGCTGGCGCGGGCGCGCAGTTCTTTGACGACGACGGCGCACCGTTGACGGGCGGCAAGGTCTACACTTACGCGGCTGGCACGACCACGCCGCTGGCGACCTACACGACCTCGACAGGGTCGGTTGCCAACACTAACCCCATCATTTTGGACGCCGCGGGGCGCACGCCAGACGAAATCTGGTTGGCTGTCGGTACGCTGTACAAGTTTATTGTCAAGACCTCAACGGATGTGTTGGTCGGCACCTACGACGGCCTTCCGGCCATCAACGACCCGTACAGCATCAACGCCTTGCTGGGTAGCATCACCGGCACCAATGCCATCGCTGCTGTAGCGACTCCAGCCATCACCGCCTACGTGGCGGGCGCGACGTACAGTTTTATCGCGGCCAATACAAATACGGGCGCGGTGACTATTAGCATCAGCGGCTTGGCGGCTAAGTCGATCACCAAGAACGGCAGCGCGGCGCTGGCGGCGGGCGACATCCAAGCCGGTAAACTGACCTGGATCGAGTACGACGGCACGACGTTCCAGCTTCTTAACAACGTCGTTTACGGTGGGTCTGTCACCAACGCGACGATTACTGGCGGCACGATGACATCGACGACGCTTACGGGCGTCACTTTGACCAGCTTGTCCGCTCCCTTGGGCGTGGCTTACGGCGGTACGGGTCAATCTACGTACACGGACGGCCAGTTGTTGATCGGCAATACGACGGGCAACACACTGGCAAAAGCCACGTTAACCGCGGGGTCTAACATTACGGTCACAAACGGGTCCGGTACAATCACTATCGCGGCGGTTGTTGACGTGACAAACGTCACAGCGGCGCTGGCGAACCTGACAGCGGGCAACGTAGGGACGTTTGCGTTCATGTCCACGGGTGGTGCTGCGGTTACTCTTGGTTCAACCTACGCCGGGTCTAGTCTTAAATACAGCGGCGTTTTCGGTAACGCTGGATCGTCTGGTAACGGCGACATCGTGTATACGGCGGGCGCCGTGTCTACAGGAACTTGGCGCGCGTTGGGGACCAATGGGGCAACAAACGTGACCGGCACCCTTTTTGTGAGGATTTCCTAATGAACGTTCGCAGCGCGGCGTACAACGCATATGGAACGATTGACTGTGAGATTGAGCATCCGGTGTTCGGTTGGATTCCTTTCACGGCCTCGCCCGACGACGTGGAACCGCATGGCCGTGAGATTTACGCTGACTTGATTGCAAGCGGCGCTGTCGCGGTTTACGTTCCGGTTGACGCGCCAACACCCCCGCCGCCCGCGCCGCCGACGCTGACGGAGCTGCAAGCGCAGCTCACCGCGCTGCAAGCGCAGATCACGGCGCTGACATCGGAGGCGTGATGCAAGAGCTGGTAGACGCCAACACGCACGACAAAGTCGCGTTTAGGGAAAAAATCCTTAACGCGCAAGAACGTATGCTTGGCCTTGTCGCGGAAAACGCGGCGGAAGACGCGCTGCCGTCCTGCACGTTGACCCACACCTACACGCCGATCCACGAAGAGTACGGCTGCGGCACCTACGCGCGCCAGATGTTCATCCCAAAAGGGACGCTCATCATTGGTAAAATCCATCGGCACCAGCACCTTAACTTTATCTTGAAAGGCCGTGTGTCGGTCTCGACGGAGTTTGGCCCGCAATTTTTTGAAGGGGCGTGCATGTTTGTGTCCGAAGTTGGCCTTAAGCGGGCCGTCTACGCCGAAGAGGACACCGTGTGGGTGACGGTCCACATGACCAAATTTACAGGCGAAGAAAACCTTGCTAAGATGGAAGCCGAACTTATCGCGCCTAGCTATGACGACATGGGCCTGATCGCGTCGGTTGAGGAACTGCAAAGGATCGCACCATGACTTTCGGTATCGCCGCCATTGCAACGGGTGTTCTAGGCGCAGGCGCAGCCATCTACGGCGCGAACAAAGCCGCTGGCGCGCAGAAGGCGGGCATTGAAGCCTCGACCGCAGCGCAGCAGAAAATGTTTGATGAGCAGAAAGCTCTCAACGCGCCATTTCGCGAAGGCGGTCTTACGGCGCAGAACCGGCTGCTGACGGTTTTGGGTTTAACGCCAACCGCTGGGTCTGGTATCACCGTAGACCCAAATTCGCCCGATTTTGGCAAATACGCTGGCGACTTCGGGATGAAAGATTTTGAAGCAGACCCTGGTTACGCCTTTCGTTTAAAAGAAGGCATGAAGGGCTTGCAGAACTCGGCGGCTGCGCGGGGGCTGCTGTCGTCCGGTTCGACGCTAAAAGGCATCACGGACTACGGTCAGAACATGGCAAGCCAAGAATATGGCAACGCCTACAACCGCTACCAGACCAACCGCGCCAACCAGCTCAACCCTTTGACTGGTTTGATAAACAGCGGCCAAGGAGCGGTCAACAATTTGACCAACGCCGCCGGAACGATGGGCCAGAACCTTGGGCAGGCTGCTGCGGCCACGGGCGCGGCAAACGCCGGGTCGTATATAAACACCGGAAATGCGCTGACGAATGCGCTGAGCAGCGGCATGAACTCGTATATGAATTATAACATGCTAGGCAACATGCGCCAGTCTGCGTATCCAACAAATGTTGGTTCTGCTACCGGCTATGTGAAGTAAGGGGCGGGGCCATGGTTGACTACAACATTGCGGTCCCGCAGCAGCAGCTTTATCAAGCTCCTGACCCCATGCAAAATTTCCTGCGTATGCAGCAAATTCAGATGCACAACGCGCAAATGCAGGAACTTGCGCGTAAACGCAGCGAAGAAGACGCGTTGCGGGGCATTACGGCGGACCCATCTTCGCCAGAATATATCCAACAGTTGGCGCGGATCAGTCCTGAACTTGGGATGAAGGCGCTTAATATGCAGCGCCAGAACACGTTGCTTGACACACAGACGCGGGCAGCGGGCTTGTCCGCAGCTAAGACGGGGCAAGATATTCGCCTTGGCGGCATGGATTTGCTTAAAAAGCATACCGATCTTTTGCCTGGTGTCATTGGGTCAGATAAACCAGCAGAATCGTGGGCTACTTGGCGCGCTTCCTTGGCTAAAGACGCAGGCGAAGACCCTGCCAATGTGCCAACGGTATACCCCGGCGCCGAACGCGCACGCGCCATCATGGACCGCGCTAATGAATTTCTGACGCGCACCGCGCCACAACGCGCTACAATTGGCGGCGTGGAAACGGAATATTCGCCGGGTACAGGCACAGCACGCGAACTTGCCGTTGTGCCGTTTAATCCTAACGCAGGCGTACCTTCTTACCCGATGCGCCCCGCCGCAGCGGCGGACATGGCCCAACGTGGTGCGAAGTACGCGCCTGATCTTGTCGGAGGTGCTGCGCCGGTCAACACTATGGCTCCGGCTAACGCTGTTGCCGCACCAGTCAACGCTATGGCTACGCCGCCGTCGCCATACGGCGCGCTTGTAGGCGCGTCACAACTTCAGGAACAACAGAAACGTCAAGAAAGCGAACGTGCATTGGCGCTTGACCTCGCCAAAAAGCGTGGCGAAACGCAAGTTACGCAGCAAGAATCAGCAAAGGTTAAGCTCCCGCAGCTTGAAGACGCGGCCAACCAAGCACTTAAAAATATTGAAGGTCTTATCGGCAGCGCACAAGTGGACGCGAAAGGCAAAGTCGTTGTGCCAAAAGACGGCTTGCCTCTGCATCCCGGTTTTGGAAGTTCCACTGGAACAACCTTTAGCAAGCTGTTAACGAGCGAACCCATCGCCGGAACTTCACGCGCAGATTTTGTGGCGCGGTTTGAACAAATTAAGGGAAGCACGTTCTTGGATGCGTATAACGCGCTCCGCGGCGGCGGCGCTATTGATCAGAAGGAAGGCGAAAAAGCAACGGCTGCGCTTAACCGCATGAACTTGAAACAAAGCGAAGCAGAATTTATCCGCGCCGCACGCGAATTTGAAGATGTGATTAAGAAAGGTGTAGCCCGCGCGCGTGCCATGGCGCAAGGTGGCGCTGGCTCAAACATGACATCGGCAGCTACTACCGCGCCGCAAGCCAAACCGGCTGAACGTCAGGTAGTGCGCACAGGTACGCTGAACGGTCGGCGCGTGGTTCAATACAGCGATGGGGCCACCGAATATGCCGATTGACCTGTCCAAAGTCGAATGGGACACGCCGCCAGCGGCGGGCGCTATTGATGCGTCTAAAGTTCAGTGGGACGCAGAACCGGCGGCGCGTTCAACCGACGCGGTTCCGCAAGGCCGCACACGCGGCGGCTTTGCGCGTCAGGTTGGTGAAGCGTTTACCAAGCCTGCCGAAACGCCGGAAGCTCTTCCGTTGGCCTCGCTTGCCAAGGGCGCAGCGCAAGGTGTGCCTTCAGCCATTCTTGGTTTGCCCGGCGACGTGCTTAGCTTAGCCGTAGACAACCCAATCAAATCTAGCGATGTGGCAGACTATCTGTTTGGCCCGGCGCAGAATAAAGGCGAAGCAGCAGGCCGTGTGACGGGCGGTATGTTTGGAGGCTTGCTTGGCCCCGGCGCGGCTTCGGCGCTTGGCCCGGTTAGAGAAGCTGCGGCTGCGGCAAAGTACGGCACGACGGCGGCGGCGTTGCGCGGCGCGCAGACCGTGCTTGACCCCGTGTCACCGTTGGTTTCTGGCGCGGTTGGTCTCGGCGCGCGGGGCGTAAACTTGCTGGCGCGCGGTGTAGAAAGGGCGCGTGCGCCCTTTACGCCTACCGCTAACCTGTTGATACCCGCTATGGAAGGGCGGCTTCCTGAAGCGGTTACTGCGCTTCGCAATGCCAAGGAAGTGCTGCCTGGTTCGCCCGCCACTGCGGCGGAAGTCTTGGTTGGGGAAGGGTTTAAAGGCACGCAGTTTCCGGCGATGCAACAGAATTTGCTTCGCAAGTACGCGTCTACGGACGCGGAGGCGTTGGCGGCGCAGCAGCGCGCGGCGCAGCAGGGCGCTATTGCGTCCATCGGCGGCACACCCGCAGAACTGGAAGCCGCGGTTGCAGCCCGCTCCGCAGCCGCTACGGCCTCGTACCGCAAGGCGCTTCAGCCGCTTGTAGAGTCGGACCCAACATTCCAGACGCTTCTGGAAACGCCAGCCATGCAGAAAGCCATTCCGGCGGCAGCGGAGCGCGCGTCAAATCGTCAGCGAAATTTTCGTATGGGTGAAGACATACCCGCGTATGAAACTCCGTCGTCTGTTGTTGGCCCAAACGGCGAGCCGCTCATGCGGCAAGTCCCCGCTGAATTTGCGCAATACCCAGGGCAGTCGTTGCAGGATATTAAAATCTCGCTTGACAGTATGCTGGAGAGCAAGAGCTACGGGCCAGCTGCTAACCCCACGTCGCTCAGCAAGTCACAGCTTGCGGACATCAAAAACGTGCGCGATCAGTTTGTGTCTTGGATGGAAAGCAAACTTCCCGATTATAAGGGTGCTCGTCAACAGTTTGCTAAAGCCAGCGAAGGGATCAATGTCCGCCAAGTTGGGCAGCAGCTTGAAAAATCGCTTACCAGCCCACTTAATGAAAACGTTACGCGGGCGGGGCAATTTGCGCAGGCGGTGGAGAATGCGCCGTCTACCATCAAGAAAGCAACCGGCGATGCCCGGTACAGTACTTTGTCCGACATTTTTGAAACCGGCGACAGCTTGAAAGTCGCGCGCGTTCTTGAAGATTTGTCGCGTACAGCGGAGTACCAACGGTTGGCAAGGCTGGGGCGTTCAGAAGCGTTGGGCGCCGCTTCGGCTGCGGAATTGCCAAAAGCGCCCAATACGCTCGGGTTGGTTCGAACGGTTGCGTCGCGTCTTCTTAACGCGCTGGAAGGCAAGATTAACGAAAGCACCGCGCTTGCTATCGCAAAGGCGTCGCTTGATCCTAAACTCATGGCGGCTATGCTGGAAAAAGCCGCCGCGCAAGCGAAACGTACAAAAGAAATTAGTGGTAACATACGCGCTAAAGCGCCAACGGATGCACAAGGCAAAGCAGCGCGGATAAACGCTTTGCGTCCTCTTGTTGGGCTTGGTGAATCAGATAACGCTAACGCAATGGCCCGGTAACATGGAACCTCAAACGCTCATCAACCTTACCGGCGGTGTCGCCCTGTCAGTCGTGGGCTGGTTGGCGCGGGAACTGTGGGGCGCTGTCAAGGACTTGCGCGAAGACCTTCACAAGATTGAGGTCGATCTGCCCAAGACCTACGTCCCCCGCGTGGACCTTGACTCGCGCATGTCGCACATCGAGGATATGTTTCAGCGCATCTATGATAAACTGGATGAGAAGGCCAACCGCGCCGACATCCGCAGGAGCTGAGCATGGCATTCGGCATCGACGACGCCATCGCGGCGGGGCTTAAAGTCCTTGACAAGTTCGTCCCCGATCCGCAGGCAAAGGCCAAAGCCGAGTCGGAGCTGCGCGCCAGCCTTCAGGCGTGGGACAAGAGCCAGACCGATGTCAACGCGGTTGAGGCGGCGAATCCAAACCTGTTCGTGTCCGGCTGGCGCCCGTTCATCGGCTGGGTGTGCGGCGCGGCACTTGCCTACCAGTACGCCGCGGCTCCGCTGCTGATGTGGGTAGCCTCCAGCCTGCACATCCCGCTGACGACGCCGCCCAAGCTCGACGACACGCTGTGGCAGCTGGTTTTTGCCATGCTTGGGCTGGGCGGAATGCGGACGTTCGAGAAGATCAAAGGCGTGGCGTCCAAATGAAAGACAATTTTGACCGCAGCTTGGCGATGATGCTGGCCCATGAAGGCGGCTACAACTGCAACCCGCGTGATCTTGGCGGCATGACCAACCTTGGCGTCACCAAGGCGACGTGGGAAGCCTATGTGGACCACGACGTGACGGAGTCCGATATGCGGGCGTTGACGCCCGCCAAGGTCGCGCCGCTGTACAAGACGCGCTACTGGGACGCCGTACGCGGCGACGATCTGCCGCCCGGCGTGGACTACGCCATGTTTGACTTCGCCGTGAACTCCGGTCCCGTGCGCGCCATCAGGACGTTGCAGTCGTCGCTGGCAATCCCGACAGACGGCATGATCGGCCCGCGCACGCTGAAGGCAGCGAACATGAGCGCGCCGGGCGTCGTCATTGACAACCTGTGCCGCGAGCGTGCAGAGTTTTTGGCCCGGCTCGCAACCTACAAGACCTTCGGACGCGGCTGGATACGCCGCGTCAACGAGGTGGAAGTGCAGGCTAGGGAGCTGGCTGCTCGTCCTTAAGGTTAGCCATCAGCGCGTCACGCTCGCGTGTGGCGCGCAACGCTGTAAACCGCTGGTGCAGCCGCACGACCACGGTCGCCCGGCGCATACCTTCCATCTCGTCATGCAACAGCCCCTCCACCGCGCTTTCGGACAGTTCGGGCAGCTTCTTGTTCAGCTCGCGCCAGTTCATCGTCATGCTTTCAACTCCTCAAGGGCAATGTCCGAGATCGCGCGCTTGTCGCGCAACGCAGACCAAATCCGTTCGTCGATAGTCTTATTACAAATCAACAGGTAACACCATACCGGCTGCGTCTGCCCGCCCCGGTGCAGCCGCCCGACCGTCTGCTCGTAAAGTTCCAGCGACCACGGCAGCGACACGAACACGATCTTGTTACCGCCATGTTGCAGATTGAGGCCATGGCCCGCCGACTTGGGGTGAATCAGCAGCAGCTCGATCTGGTTCGCGTTCCAGCGTTCGATGGTGTTGGGATCGTCAATCGTCTGGGCGTGCGGGAACCGGCGGCGCAGTTCGGCCAGCTCCTCTTTGTAATTGTACACGACGATGGTGTTGGCCCGCTGGTTCTCGTCCAACAGTTCGGCCAGCCGGTCAAACTTGTGGCCGCTAATCCAGATCGCGCGTTTGTCCACGTCGAACTTGCCCGGCCTGTCGCTGGCGGTTGACGTGCTGTGGTAGACGAACCCAGACGCCATCTGCTGAAGCTTGCTCGTCACGGCGGCGGCGTTGGCCGCGATGACCTGATCCGATCCCAGCTCCAGCATCAGATCGCGCTTCATAATGTTGTAGGGTTTGATGTCGGCCATGTCGCACGCCAGCTCGACCGTATGCAGCGGCGGCAGCTTGTCGGCGTACACGCCAGGCTCCAGCACAAACGTGGCGGGCTTGATCGTCGCCATGATTTGCTCCAGCGATCCCTTGCGGGGCGACCACTCGCCAAAATCGCGGTTGATGCAGACGAAGTACCGTTGCAGGAACGCGCCCTTGGACCGGCCCAGCAGCGACTGGTCCACGATCTTGCATTGCCCGAACACGTCTTCCAGACCGTTGGACGTGAACGAGCCGGTCAAGCCCCAGCGGTAGCGCACGCCCTTCAAGAGCTTCTCCAACGCCTTAAACCGTTTGCCGCTGGGGTTCTTGACGCGCGTCAGCTCGTCGAACACCACGCCGTCGAAGCGGCGCATGTCAGCGTCCGTCAGTGTCTGGATGTTGTCGTAGTTCATGACAACCACGTTGGCGTCGGACGCCAGCGCAGCCGCCCGCTGCGCCGGTGTGCCGACCGCCAGCGCCATCGTCAGACCCGCCGCCCACTTGGGCCGCTCAACCGGCCACACGTCGGTGCAGACCCGCTTGGGCGCAAGGATGAGCCAGCGCCGGGCATAGCCGTCCAGCACCGCCGCCGCCAGCGCCGTGAGCGTGATGGCTGTCTTGCCCGCGCCGACCGGCGCGAGGATCATGGCGGTGTCATGCTCGAACAGAAAGTCTGCGGCGTCGTCCTGGTACGGTCTAAGGCGCAACGTCAAGGTACGCTCCTATGATTTCTGCCGCGACTTGCGGGACGATGGCATTGCCGTAGGCGCGCAGCTTTCCCACGCGGGCGGGAACCCCATGAGCCAGCAAACGAATGCTGGATTCAACGCGCCGCGCTTTTCCGTCTGCTCCAACGGCCCATCTATGGCCGCGCCAGAACCCTGCGCCAACATTGACAACATCACTTGCTTGCCCATCGTCACCCGCCGTTGAATTGCCGGGTCTTCCCAACGCCCCCGGTCCCTGTCGTCCGACGAACAAGGCGTCGGCCACATCGCTGCCGCTGCGGCCTTCAGCCCCGGCATTGGCCCCCGTTTCGCATCCGGCGGGCGAGGCCCACCCGTCCCGTCCGACTTGACCGGCGTCGGCCACAAACCATAGGCGGTCTCTTCGATGGGGCGCATCGACGGCACAAGCCGGTACAACAACCGCCCCGCAGGCGTAGCCGATGCTTTCCAAATCGTCACACACTCCGTCGAGCCAATCCTTGCCAACCGCAGCCGCAACTTGTTCTCCCATGACGACAGGGGGCCGGACGGCACGGATGAGACCGAAGAAGACGGGCCAGAGGTGGCGCTCGTCCGCCGTACCCTTTTGCCGACCGGCGGTGCTGAAGGGCTGGCAGGGGGCGCTTCCGGTCCACAAGGGGCGCTCGTCGGGCCATCCGGCGAGGCGGGCGGCGAGGCTCCAGCCGCCGATACCGGCGAAGAAGTGGCATTGTGTGAAACCGCGCAAGTCCGCAGAATCCACGTCGAGAATAGACCGCTCATCAACTTCCCCTTTGGCTATCAAACCTTTGTCTATGAGGTTACGCAGCCACTGGGCGGCGTAAGGTTCCATCTCGTTGTAATACGCGCTCACAGGCCCGTCTCCCGCGCCCATTCGTCAATCTCATGCCGCGACCACAGGCAGGCGTAATTCTGTTTTAGCGTCAGCATGTCGGTGGCGAACTTTGTTTGAAGCGGTGCCAGTCGCCCGCCCGGTTTCTTGAGTTCCACAAACCATGTTTGGCCGTTGGGCAGGCAAGCGATCTGATCCGACACGCCGTTTGACGTTGGTGATTTGAACTTGAACGTCGCGCCGCCCATGCGGCGGACCGTCCAGATGAAATACGCCTCAATTTCTTTCTCACGCATTTTTCTGCCCCCGTTGCAAGAAAAGCTATTGCATAGCTGCAAAAGATTGTCTAGTGTCCGTCTTGTCAAAAACACAGGAAGGTTCACGAATGGCACAACACTCCACTATTGTCGGCGGCTCCACAGCCAAGCGCGTCATTGCCTGCCCAGGTTCAGTCGCGCTTGTTCAGCAGATGCCCGCCAAACCGTCCAGCAAATACGCGGACGAAGGCACGCTGCTGCACAACGTCATTGCGGAAATCCTGACGACCGACCGCACGCCCGAGAGCTATCTCGGCACGACTTACGAGGGCATCACGCTTGACCAAGACCTGATTGACACCAAACTGCGCCCGGCGCTGGATGAGCTGAACGAAATCGACCCCGACAAGCAGATGGAATACACGGTCGAGGCGCTTGTCGGTTTTGGTGACGTGCTGCCCGGCGTGTTCGGCTCGTCCGATCTCGTTGGCCGTCTTGGCAACCGCGCCGTCATCCTTGACTGGAAGTTCGGTTCTGGCGTCGTTGTGGACGTGGAAGAGAACGCGCAGGCGATGTTCTACGCCGCTGCCGCCATGCGCACCGAAGCCACCGCGTGGGCGTTTGAAGGCGTGACCGAGATCGAGTGCGTCATCGTGCAGCCGCCCTACGCCAAGCGTTGGGTGACGACGCTGGACCGCATTGCCCAGTTTGAGCGCGAGCTGCTGATCGCCGTCAAGACCTCCGCGCTGCCCGACGCGCCGCTGGCGTTCGGTGACCATTGCCGCTGGTGCGCCGCCAAGCCGGTCTGCCCGGTGATGACCGGAGCTGTGGATAGGGCGCTAAAAAATAAGTTGCACGCCATAGACGCGACGCGGATTGGCGAGTATCTTAAGATGGCTGAACTGCTTGAAGCATGGATCAGCGGCATCAACGAGTTGGCGTATCAGATGCTCGACGAAGGTCTGTCGGTGCCGGGCTACAAGCTGGTGCCGAAGCGCGCAACACGTAAGTGGATCGACGACGACAAGGCGCTTGAGGCGCTTGAGGCGCTCGGATGGCCTCATAGAGAATTGGTGGAGACAACGGTTATCAGTCCGGCAAAGGCGGAGAAGCTGCTCAAGAAGCACAAGGTCGCGCTGCCAGCTGATCTCGTTGTCGCCATCTCATCGGGTAACACGTTGGCAACCGAGGATGATCCTCGCCCGGCGGTGTTGCAGGTCGGCAAGCAGCTCGCTTCCGCCCTTGGTAAACTGGTCTAAAGGAACACACGAATGTCAAATCTTACTGTTTTCGGCAACGCAAACCTTCCTTCCGCCGCCTCGCTGGCCGACTCGCTGCGTGGCATCAAGACCGGCGTCTCTGACGCTGGTGGCAGCGTCATCATCAAGATGGACAAGACTGGACACTGGGTGTTCGGCGCTGACCAGACGGAAGTTGAGGACGACGCCACTTGGGCCGTCAATCCGTTCTCGTTCGTTCACGGCTTTATTGCTTGGGGCGAAGGCGACGTGTTGGGCGAGAAGATGGTGCCAGTGTCGTCGCCGTTGCCTGAGCTTGACGCCGCCCCGGCGGGCGCCAAGCGTGGTTGGGAGACGCAAGTTGGCATGTCGCTGAAGTGCGTGTCTGGTGAAGACAAGGACATGGAAGCTCGCTATACGGTCACGTCCGTTGGCGGCAAGCGTGCTGTGCAGGCGCTGGCGCTCGCCATCGCCGCACAGGTCGAGAAGGATCAGACGAAGCCGGTGCCGGTCGTTCGTCTGAAGAAAGAACACTACATGCACAAGTCCTATGGCCGCATCTACACTCCGGTGTTTGACATCTTGGAATGGATCGGCATGGATGGTGGTTCGTCCGAGGCTGAAGCGCCCCCCGTCGCTGACGCTCCGGCTGAAGCTCCCGCTGATTCGCGTCGCCGTCGCCGCGCGTAAGGGAGAGTGAAAGCGGGCGCTGCTGCCCTCCCCCAGCAGCGCCCGCGAGTAACTGCAAGACCATGACAACACTCTGGCTCGACTTCGAGACACGCAGCCGCTGCGACCTTCGCTCGCGCGGCGTTTACAATTACGCGCAGGACCGCTCCACGTCCGTGCTGTGCATGTCCTATGCGTTTGATGACGAGGACGTTGTCACATGGACGCCCGACCAGCCGTTCCCGCAGCGCGTTGCGGAACACACGGGCCAGATCAAAGCACACAACGCCGCCTTCGAGCGGCTTATCTTTTGGTTTGTCCTCTGCCCTGACCAGAACATCCGCGAGCCGTCGCTGGCGCAATTCTACTGCACCGCGACGCAAGCCCGCGCCAACTGCGCACCTGGCTCGCTGGAGGACGTTGGCCGCTTTGCTGGCGCGACGATGAAGAAGGACCATCGCGGGTCGCAGCTGATCCGCGCGCTGTCGGTTCCCCGCGGTGACGGCACGTTCAACGACGACGCGGCGCTGATGGCCGAGATGGTGGCCTATTGCGAGCAGGACGTGCGCGCCATGCGCGCCATCAGCCAGAGCTTGCGCAACCTGTCCGCCGAAGAGCTGGCCGACTACCACGTCAACGAGCGGATCAACGACCGAGGCGTGCGCGTCGATCTGGCGTTGTGCAATGCTGCGGTCAAGTATGCCAGCGACGAGCTGGCCGAAATTCAGCAGATCGTCAGGGAAGTGACGGACGGCGCGATCACCAGCGTGCGCAGCCCGAAGATGCGCCAATGGGTGCAGGACCGCGTCGGGCCGGAGGCGCTCAAGCTGATGACCGTTCACAAGGACGGCGTTGAGAAGATGTCCATCGACAAGAACGTCCGCGCCAATTTGCTGACGTTCGCCAGCGAGAACCCGGACGAGGTGCCGCCCGACGTGGCCGAGGTGATCCAGTGCGCCGACGACCTGTGGGCGTCCAGCGTGGCCAAATTCAACCGGCTGGCGGCGCTGGCTGACGACGAGGACCATCGCGTCCGTGGTGCGTTTGTGTTTGCTGGCGGCGCTGCTACCGGGCGCGCGTCGTCCTACGGCGCTCAGGTCCACAACTTCGCCCGCAAGTGCGCCAAGGAGCCTGACGAAATTCGCGCCGCCATGGTGCGCGGTCACAAGATCGTGCCGCTGTACGGCAAGCGCGTGACGGACGTGCTGAAGGGCATGTTGCGCCCGGCGCTGCTGGCGAGCGACGGCAATTGGCTGTGCGTGGCCGACTGGTCATCCATTGAGGCGCGCGTCAACCCGTGGCTGTCGGGCCGCGGCGACGACAAGCTGGAGCTGTTCCGCACGGGCCGCGATGTCTACAAGGTCAACGCGACGGCGACGTTCAGGGTTGCGTTTGAGGACGTGACGGGCGACCAGCGCCAGGTTGGCAAGGTGCAGGAGCTTGCGTGCGGCTTTGCTGGCGGCGTCGGCGCGTTTGCGTCCATGGGCCGTGTCTACGGCCTGTCGTTGCCAGAGCCGGAAGCCAAGCGCATGGTGCAGGGCTGGCGCATGGCGAACCCGTGGGCCATGCCGTTCTGGCAAGACTTGGAGTCAGCCTACACGCGCGCCATGCGCCACAAAGGGCATGAGTTCAAGGCGGGCCGGATTACCTACTTGTTTGACGGAACGCATCTTTGGTATGCTTTGCCTTCCGGTCGCGTGCTTTGCTATCCGTTCGCGCGCTTGGAAACTGAGGGCGTTACCTACGCCAAGGCGGCGTGGAAGCCCGCAGCGGATGCGAAGGAATGGCCGCGCGCCCGACTCTGGAAAGGACTGGCGTGTGAGAACGTGACGCAAGCGACGGCCAACGACTTGTTGCGCTACTCGCTGCGGATGCTGGACGCAGAAGGGTTTGAACCCGTGCTGCATGTCCACGACGAAATCGTCGTTGAGACGGACGATCCCGACCATACGGTCGAGGCTATGAAGCGGATCATGTGTTCCACGCCGACGTGGGCCAAGGGGCTGCCACTCGGCATTGAGGCGCACAAGATGAGACGTTACGGGAAATAAACGGGGGGAACGGGTCACATGAGAGACTTTATTGAGTTTATCCAAGGGCTGGCGGAGCACGGCGAGACGGCGCTGCTGGTCAAGCAGAAGCCGGTCGTCCGCAACGGCGTTCATCTGACGCACGGCGACGGGACGTTGAAATATACCTGGCCCGCGTTCATGCCGACGCACACGCCAAAGGACGGCGAGTCTTGGTATCTGAACACCGGGTCTTATATCCTTGACCGTTTCGAGAACGGACGCCCCAGCGCCAGCGCCAGCAACTGCGAGTACGTGCTGTGTCTGATGCTGGACGATGTCGGCACCAAGTCCAAAGCGCCTTCGTTGCCGCCGACCTGGATCATCGAAACATCCCCCGGATCGTTCCAATGGGGGTACGCTTTCTCTGAGCAGCCGACCAAGGGCGAGTTCAGCGCGGCCATCACGGCCATCGCTGAGGCGGGCTACACCGACCCCGGCGCGACCAACGCCGTGCGCAACTTTCGCATTCCCGGCTCGATCAACCTGAAGCCCGGTCGCGATGGCTTTGCCGCGCGCATGGTTGAGTTCCATCGCGAGCGTGAGTTTACCTTGCCCGGCATCTGCGCCGCGCTTGGCGTGACGCCAGCCGCGCCCGACACGGCGCAGGGCGTCAGCTTCCGCTTGCGCGACACCGGCAAGGACAGCGTGCTGGAGTGGCTGAACGACAAGGGGCTGGTCCTGTCCAACGTCAACGCCGAGGGCTGGCTGGGCGTCGTCTGCCCGAACAACGCGCAGCACACGGACGGCCAGATAGAGGCGCGCTACAAGCCGCTTGACCGTTCGTTCTGCTGCTATCACGGCCACTGCGAGGACTTGGACAGCAAGGCGTTCCTGCGCTGGGTCTGCGACAACGGCGGTCCTCAAGTCAATCCGGGGCTGCGCGACGAGCTGCTGGCTGAGCATATGAGCAACACGCTGTCCAAGCTGACGCCGACCGACATGTTTGCGGATGACGCCGCCAAGATTATCGCTGACGTGGAGCGCAAGGAGCTGGGCCGCATTGAGAAGAAGGACTGGTACGAACGCTTCGCCTACATCACCGAAGACGACTCCTATTTCGACATTCGCGACCGCAAGGAACTGTCGCGCAGCAGCTTCAACGCGATCTTTCGACACGTCGCTTGCCAGTCGATCCACAACGGGCGACGCGTTGAGGCGGCGATCTGCTTTGACGAGAACCGCAACGCCATGAACGCGCGGCTGTTGCAGGGCGTCACCTACGCCGCTGGCGAGTCGGTCCTTGTCGCCCGCGACGGCGACGTGTACGGCAACCGCTGGCGCGACGCGCGCCCGGACGTGTCCGGGACAAGTCCCGGCGACGTGAGCATCTGGCTGGACCACTGCGCCCGCCTGGTGCCTGACGCCGACGAGCTGGCGCACGTCTTGGACATGATGGCGTTCAAGGTCCAGAACCCGCGCATCAAGATCAACCACGCGGCGCTGCACGGCGGCGACGAAGGCTGCGGCAAGGACACTATGTGGGCGCCCTTTATCTGGGCCGTCTGTGGCCCCAGCCTGCGCAACCGGGGCTTGATCGACAACGACAGCCTGTCCTCGCAGTGGGGCTATCAGTTGGAAAGCGAAATTCTGATCCTGAACGAGCTGAAGGAACCGGAGGCGAACCAACGCCGGGCGCTGGCGAACAAGCTGAAGCCGATCATCGCCGCCCCGCCCGAGATGCTGGTCATCAACCGCAAGGGTCTGCACCCGTACAACATGTTGAACCGCATGTTTGTGCTGGCGTTCACCAACGATCCGGTGCCGATCTCGATCCCGTCGCAGGACCGCCGCTGGTTTTGTATTTGGTCCTCGTCGCCGCGCATGACGAAGGCGGAGGCGAATGTCATCTGGAGCTGGTATAACGCGGGCGGATACGAGCGCATCGCGGCGTGGCTGCACGCGCGCGACGTGTCAAAGTTCTCGCCCAACGTCGCCCCGCCGTTCACCGAGTTCAAGGCGAACCTGGTCGAGCATGGCATGTCGATTGCCGAGTCGTTCCTCGTTGACATGATCCGCAAGCGTGTTGGTGAGTTCGCGCGCGGTGTGGTCGGCTCGCCGTTCTTCGCCACTTGCGACCGTTTGGTGGCGTCTGCGCCCGCTGGCGTCAAGATACCTCAGGCGGCGCTGCTGCACGCGCTGAAGGAGGCTGGCTGGGTCGATGTGGGCCGCGTGGCGTCCAGCCTACACGGGACAAAAAAGCATATCTTTGCCGCGCCCGACATGGTGCGCGACCATACCAAGTCGGACTTGCGCAACATGCTGGAAACACCACCAGGCGCGGGCCTATCGTTGGTCAAGTAAAGTTTTCGCCCCGGTTTATGGCCGGGGCGAAACTTTAATTTATTTTTTTCAGGTCGGCGGTTGATGGCGTTTTGATTGACGTTATGATTTTTTGCATCATTGACAACGTCAGTTCTTTGGTTTTTGCGTCTTCCGCTGTTTCGCTAAACCGCGCCAGCGTCACGAACGCCATCGCGCGCTGCGACACAATGTCGCTAAAAAACATTGATTCGGCGTCGTCCATATAGATCACGTTGTCGTCGTCGTCATCGTTCATGGGGCGCGTCCGTTCTCGGGGGTTCACGGTAGAATGCCAGATGCCGGTCCTTCAACAACTCCTGTATTGTTTGTTCCTGCGCCAAGATCATAAGGTTTAGCGCGATCAGCTCTTCAGCCATGCGAAACTCGGTCTGCGATCCGCTCCATTTGACGCGGAATGCGTTCACAAGTTCGTGAATGATTTGTTCGTACGGATGTAGCCCCGGCATCAGGCATACAGCTCTTCAAGCTGCGACATCGACGTGAATTGGTAGGACACAATGTGGCCCCCGCGCAGCTCCAGTTCGTAAACGCCATACGACCAGCCGGTCGTTGCGGTCCCTGCATACTTGGCGATATACCCGTGCGGCATGGCTGATCCTAAGTTCATGACTTCAATGGAATTGTTAGCGCCTATTTTGGGCGTCTTGCGAAACGATGCGCGGTGCGTATGACCGAACACGATTGAGTGGGTTGCGTGGTTTGCAATCTGGTTCTCGGATTGTTGACCGCCGTAGGGGCGTCCCATGATGTTCATCGGCACATGAATAAACCCGACCCCGTCGATCATCAGCCATTGGCCGTAGGGGTGAAGCCGCCAGCGGTGCCTGGCGGACAAGTCTTCAAATTGCGCCCATAAAGTTCCAACAGTTTCGGGCGTTTTGTTCTCAAAGCGTTGGATTCTGTCCTCGTGGTTGCCGCAAACCAGCTCCAGCGGGATGCTCAGGCCGGATGTCTCTTTGTAAAACGCGGCCATCGCCTCTTCGCAAGACCGCAAGTCTTCTTGGAAGCTAGGGCGCTGCGCGTAGCCTACGCTGCCCCGTTCTTCATGCGCCGACACCGAGTTCCAAGACGCAAAGTCACCGATCTGAACGACCCTATCGGGCATCCGTGCGACGCAATGTCGGCCCAGCCAAGTGAAACGGTCCTTTGCCATGTTCGGCTCGTCGTGCGTGTCGCCTATCGCCAAGACGCGCGTTGAGCGGCCTTCTTTTGCCGGGATGATTCGAGTACGGATCGGTGGGCGGGCGTCGCGGGCGGCACGTAGCGCGGCAACTTCGGCCTCTAGCAGGCTGGCGGTGCGAATCAGATCCGATACGCGGATCGGCTTGTTGCGCCGGATCGCGTATCGGACTGTACTTTCGTTTCGACCAATATGTTCAGCAACGCGGGCGGTGCTGCCCATTTGCACGATTAGCGTTTGCAATTCAGCTGGACTCAATATCATAGCCGCCGCCCCCGTCGTTCGCGGCGGAGCTTACGGCGGTTTTATGTCTAACGCATGTCTTTTTTATCCGTCTGTATTTTGCGCCAATTGACGAGCCAGTTCATCACGCTGATGCCGGACCTTGGCAAGCTTGCGGCGCAGCCGCTCCTCATAGTCGCGTGCGCTGACAAGACGCCGTTCAAGGTATTCAATATGCTCAGCGGCCTTCAGGGACGCCCGGCACCCGTCTTTCTCCGCCAAGGCGCGCAGGACGGCCTTGTGGTCAATCATGGCGGGGCCTCCCATTCTTGCGGGCTGGCGCGCCATTCTTTTTGGCTATCTCCCGAACGTAATGGAGGGACTTTAAGTTAAAGAGGCGGGCTATGAGGGCCACCTTCTCGCCCGCGAGATACCGCTGGGTGATCAGCCTGTTCCTCAATTTACGGTCTGCGTGACTGGCCATATCAATCTCCATATTTCCTTCCGAAGGTTGCGTTTTTTTCGGCGCGGATGTCTTGATTGCGCCACGTCCAGCACTCTCCGTCATCCTGAAAGCAGACCCAGCACAAGTCGTGCTCGGCCCCGTAGTCAATCAGGATGTGCGCCAGCGCCTTGCCGCGCGGCGTCACGACGGGCAAGGGCGGATCAAGGCGCAGCATCATCGGTCTTCTCCCCTGCAAGCGCGGCGCGGGCGTGTTTGCCGCAGGCGTTGTAGCCGTTGTACTCTTCGTCTGCATATTTTTGCAGGGCCGCTTCCAGTTGCTCAATGCGGTCGGTGCCAAGATAGAATTTACGTTCGTAATACTCTAGACTTGCGCCTGCTCTTTGCAGCGACGCTTCAAGCCAATTGATATATCCTTGAACCGTACGCACATCCTTGATGGTGAAGAAGGCTTCTTTACCAAACGCCGCAATCGATGACTCATGTCTTGCAAGAGCCATTTTTGTGTCAGCCTGTAATTCAGTTAGCATCTTTCTTCTCCACCGCCGCCATAACGGCTTCTTTGCTCGCGCCATAGGCCATGTGCCCAAAGCGAGTATCATTATCAATTGCGTCTTTTCCTTTTATGGCGGTCTCGCCGTCAATGCAGGTTAGCACAAACCCATCAGGCAACCGTTCAAACTCTTCCGGCGTTACGAGCCAAAGCGTTCTTTCATCATCCCACCAAGCACCCATGTTATTTTCCCTTCAATGCTTTGCTAGCGATTTCGTTAATATCGGCGCGGCGAGGAAGACCCCGCACTTGCGGGCGATCTAAATACTCAATTGCCCGCAGAGCTTTCTCTAGCGCCTCGATACGGTCAGCAGCCGCGTCCATCAGATCGTTGTTGCCATCGCAGTATCCGCGCAGCCGCGCCACGATGTCGTCAGTCATTGGTCTTCTCCCCTGCAAGCGCGGCGCGGCGCGGCTCAGGCCACGGCGCCTCCCCATACAGCAGATGGGCAGTACGCTGCGCGGCATACGTCATGTCAGACATTGCTTCTTGCGATCCGCTGTATTGGTGCTGAATGAGTGCATCCCACTCATGCAGCGCGTCCCGCAGCCGCTCGATCTCGGCCAGCAAGTCGTTCAGCGTAACCTCAACGCACTCGTGACCGCCGTATATCTGGCCGTCTGATGGAAACCGCACGCCATAGCGGTGCTTGCCGTCGTGGTCGTCCAGCCAACTCGCCAGCTCGATCTCGCCCGTGCGCGGATGCCGTGTCATACTAATGTAGTTGCTCATATCTCACCTCTTGCTTTCTTGGCTCGCCAATATTCCAGCGCGTGCGTGCGCTTGCGTGCGCTGCTCGCTGACTCTTGCCCTTGCAGCCAGCACGCCAGCGATTGCACGCCGTGCCACACCGTCGTCAGGTCGCGCCCGCCGGACCACTCGCCTAACTGGCGGTAGGAGACCGTCAGCCGGTCACGTGCGCGCCACCAAGCTAGATGTCGCGCAGCGCTGGCGCTTGCGATACGCGAGGCGCTGTCAAACAGCGCCCCGTCAATCTTGAACTCGTCGCACGTCTCGGCCTTGATTGCCTCAAACGCCGCGCGCGTCGCGTGCGGCTTCATCGCGTCGCCTTGTCTCGCGCCTCGTCACGCGCGCGTTGCTTTGCTCGCCAGTGCAGCACCTCCAGCCTAACAGCGGCGTCCGCGATGGCGCCCGCAACCTTGGCCCACGCGTCGCTTGTCATGTGGCTGGACACAGGCGCCAGCGTCAGGAGCGCGTCAACGAGCGCCCGTGCATTAGGATCGTGCATTGTCGCCCCCTACCAGCGTCACGGTCACGGCGTCCGCCTCGTAACGGCCTTGCGCCATCTCGACCTCGATAGCCTCAACGATCTGCGCCGCGCGGTCCTCAACGCGTCGCGCGTCGCAGGCCCGCACGTAGAGCGTTGCGTATCCGGCCACGTCGTGCGCGTGGTCGGCGTAGCTCACGTCGCCCGCCATGATGCGTGCGGTCTTGCAGAGCCAGGCTTCGCACGCTTCGCGCTGCGCGTCCGTCATGTGCGGATAGCCGCGCGAATTGCGCAGGATGTCTTTCAGGAGCTGCGCATACGTCGCCACGTCCTCGAACGCGCCGTGCGTTGTCTCGCGTTCGCGCAGCGTTTGTTCAACCGTCAGCGCCGCGTCGGGCGCGGTCGGATGCTTAGTCTTTGCCATGCTCAGGACCTTTCTTTTTGATGTAATACATTATTGTGCTGTGGTCGCGATTGCAAGCGCGTGCGATAGCCGAATAGCTCCAACCGTCGCATAGCAGCGCCTGGTAGACTTCAAAGCGCGGGCGGATCAGGTCAACGCTATGCGATTGACCTATGATTGCCGTCCAGGTCGTGCCGTGCTGCGCTGCCAGCGCCGCAAAACGTTCCGGTAGCGCCGCGACGCTGGCCGCGTGCGCTTGGCGTTGCTGCGCCCGCGCCAGCTTCAGCAACAAGCGCCGGTCCTTCATCAGGCGCGGGCGCGCCTTGGCGACGGGCAGCGCCGCGATCTCGGCTGGCGTCAGCGGCGCAAGCGCTGGCGGGCCAAGCGCACGTGCTGGCGTCCGTGGCGGCTGCGGGCGGTCCACGACGGGCCGCACTAGCACGACAGGCGCGGGCGGCTTGGCGTTGGCTGGCGCCCGCCCCTGCGCGATGCGGGCGCGCACGGCTGCGTAGTGGTCCGCCCATGCGCGTCGCGCGTCAGCGTCACCGTTCAGATTCATCGAAATCCTCCTCATCTGTTAGTTTTTCCCATAACGCCGCGCCGCCAACTAGGGCGAACGGGATTACGACGAACAATAATCCGGCGATTAGCAAGTGAAGCATCACGCGCCCTCGCTTTCGTCGGCGTTATCGGCGTCGTAACCCTCGCGTGCATGTTCGGCCAATTCGCGCCATACGACGTAGGACAAGAACGCCAGCGCGTAGTCGCGCGCTAGTCCTTTTTTGGTCGTTTCCTCGATGTGTGACTCGGCATGTTCGCGCAACCAATCCGCAAGATCGGCGGTGTCCAGCCGGTCCAAGCCATAATCGGCCAGATCAAGCCCGTCGAATAGCTCGAGCTGAACGCGCCAAGTCGGATAATTCTGCCAGCCGTTATATGTTTCGTTTTTCATGTGCTTTGCCCCGTGTTGCGTCGCCCCATGGCGCGCTATGAGCCAGCCCGTAGGCTGGCCTTAGCGCGTCAGCGTCAGGCGGTCGGCCATGCCGCAGCGGGCGCGCTTGCCCACGAATAGTAGAGCGTGCGGTCGGTCGTGCGCAGCGGCATGACAATGCCAAACGCGTCAAAACCAGTTTCGTAAGCGAAGTCGACGACCGCCGGGCTTCCGCCATTGTACCGCACGATGGGGCTTTGCTTGCCATTGCGGTCGGGCTTGGTTCCGGTCAATTCTTGGCGCGCTTTGCCGAAGTCGGCCAGGTAAACGGGGTTATATTGCGCGGGCTTGCCATCAAGATCGGTCGGCACGATGCGGCGGTAATCCGGGAACGTCCCATCGATACGCGCGCCACCGAACGACTCGCCCGCGTGTTCAAACGTCAGGCGCCCGTCGTCGCCGATCGTGAGGTCGGTCGTGTCGAGCGTCTTTATGCGCGGGTTGATCTTGAGCTTGACGACCAGATCGCGCGGCACGATCACGCTTGCGTGGGCTTGCGTCGCGCCGTGTTCGCCATATGCCTGGCGCAGCACGATCATGCGGTGGCCATCGGTGGCGCACATGACAACGCCGTCGGGCGTAAATTCAAGGTTTATGCCGTTCAGGTAGTAACGTGTCTGTTCATCGCTTGCGGCGATGTTAACAGCGCGCAGCGCGCGAATTGAAAGCGTAACCTTAAGCATGGTGTAGTCCCCCCGTGTCGAGCAAAGGCGCTCGCATAAGCTGGCGCTTGTGCGCCAGCTTAGACTTGCGTCTGTTAGGCTTGCGCTTGCGCGCGCGCTTTGACGTGGATTGTACGATCAATCTCGTAAATGACCGTGTCGCGTTCATAATCCACGCTGTCGGCATTCCAGCCTATTGGCAGCCCAATTGCGCGCAACGTGGCGTAGGGCGTCACGAGCGCCTTGTATCCCATACGCTCAAGCTCAGCTGCGCGCGCGTTGGCGCTTGCCGCGTCAGCGTAGCTGTCCATGACGCGTTGCCATGTGCAATGATGTGTGCCGCCCATGCGGTAAACGATTGCGTATGTCATGCGTTTTTCCCCCTGTTGGACTTATCCAAAGTATGCCCGAATCAAAATGCTGTAAAGCACTTTTTACGGATTGAACGCGATTGCGAGGCATGTGATAGCGGCGACGATTGCGATAGCTGCGAGCGCGTCAATAATGTCTGAGATGAGTGTCATGATGATTAGCCCCAAAATGCGCAGGCAAGCGCGTACAAGCCGCCGACGTACGCGGCGCTGAAGGTAAGATCGAAAACAAGTGAAGCGGCTGTTTTTGTCATGTGCTGCGTTTCCTAGTGTCTGGTGGCTGGCGCTTGCGCGCCAGCCTGTCTGTTAGCGATTCTTGAATGCTTCGCGTGCTGCGTCGAAGGTGACATAAACGAGGCCAGCGATTGAGATGGCGCCAATGAGCGCGGCGATGTTGAGGACTGCTTCTGCGTGTGTCATGTGCGTGTTCTCCCGTTTGCCTATGTTCACAACATAAGCGCGGCGCGCCATGTCGTCAAGCAATGTTTTGCACATGGCTCAAAAAGAATTGTGCTGCCCATTGTGGGTAAAGTATGGGCGCCCAACTGTGTAGTTTTTTAGGGCTTGATTGCCCTGGCATAAGCGCCTGATTACGTTCGGATTGTCGGGGCTATAGGTATTATGGGTAATGATATGAAAATAAATAAAAAACTAATATACGCCTATAATGGGTTTGGCTGCCCAGTCTGGAGCTCAAGGTTTAGCAATAAAAAAGGTAGTGCCTAAATGGCCTATTTGACCCATGACCCCATGACCCGCGCAATTTGGCCCGCGCAGCCTGGCATATTGTATGGGCAATATAGGCAACGCATCATGCCATTGCCCAAACGACCCATGCTGGCAGCTGTATTGGAGCGATAGGCATAGGCATTGCCCAAATGACCCATGGCCTCGAGCATGTTGCAGTGCAGCATGGAGGGGGGGGAGGGCCGGCGCCCGCCGGTCATCGGCGACGAAGGGTTTGCACAAACTTTTTTTTTAATTTAAAAAAGCAACATGACCTGGCACTCAATTCCTTACGAACCGCGCAAACTTACCGCGACAGAGGCGCGTCTGGACGCGATCTACGCGGCTGCACGTAAAGGTCTGAAGGGCGACACGCTGGCGCTGGCGTCGGGGATGTTGCCTTCCGAGTACCGGCAACTTTGCCAATTTGACCCATTGGCCGAACTGGCTGAGCTAAAGGGCCGCGCGGACGGCGAGATGGAAATCTCGTCCATCTTGCATGATGCCGCAGCGGGCGGCGACGCCAAGGCAGCGCTTGAAATTCTGAAGCACGTTCACGGCTGGGTTGCCAAGCAGCAAATCAACGTGGACGTAGAGCAACGCATCAGCATCACGGGCGCGCTTGAGATGGCAGAGCGGCGCGTGCTTGAGGGCGTCTACACGGTCATAGAGGAACAAAACCTTGCAGACGACAATTTACAGCTCAGAAGAAGAAATGCTCTTAATGAGCCGTCTTTGGTCGAAATCGATCAAGAACGACCCATTGGCGTTCGTCCTGCTGACGTTCCCGTGGGGCGCGAAGGGGACGCCGCTTGAGCATTTCACCGGCCCGCGCAAATGGCAGCGCGAGGTGCTGCGCGAGCTAGGCGACGCAATCAAGGCCAACGACGGCAAGATCGACTACGACACGTTCAGGATGGCGACCTCATCAGGCCGCGGCATTGGCAAGTCGGCGCTGGTCAGCTGGCTGGTCATCTGGATGCTGACGACCCGCATCGGCGGGTCCGTGATCGTGTCGGCCAACTCGGAAGCGCAGCTCCGGTCGGTCACGTGGGCCGAGATCACCAAGTGGCTCAGCATGTCCCTCAACAGCCACTGGTTCGAGGTGAGCGCCACACGGTTGATGCCCGCCAAGTGGCTGACGGAGCTGGTCGAGCGCGACCTCAAGATGGGTACGCGCTACTGGGGCGTTGAGGGGCGGCTGTGGTCGGCAGAGAACCCCGACTCGTATGCGGGCGTGCACAACATGGCGGGCGTCATGCTGGTGTTTGACGAAGCGTCGGGCATTGACGACGCCATCTGGTCGGTGGCGGCGGGGTTCTTTACCGAGAACACGCCCAACCGCTTCTGGCTGGCGTTCTCCAACCCGCGCCGCAACAGCGGGTACTTCTACGAG